AATGAAACTTCTTTTAAAGATAATTCAATACTAGGTGCTACATCTACAGTAGTACTGTAAGAGAGAATTGGTATACCAGTAAAATGTTTCCCTCTGTCTACCATACTCATTGCTGATATTTTTGTAGCTGTTGTTTTAAATCTTGCTGTACCTATTGTACTTTGATTATCGTCTAGTATATAAAACTCTTCCGAGTCTACTAGGTTTGAACTAGTAGCTACTTTTATTTCATTAACAACTTTATAAGTTTCTCCAGGCATAGTAAAACAAGAACTGTTTATATATTTCTTATCATAGAATGAAGCATAGTCTCTAACTTTTCCTGGTTGGAAATAATCTGACCAAGCTCTAGCTGGATTTAATTTCAACATAGCATTAACAGTCATAGCTTGACCTAATGCAGATTGTCTCCATTCAATCTCTACAGGACCCCAATCACCAAACACAAAGTCTTGAGATGCATCAACATTTGTTGGCGTACCTAAAACATTATGTGGACTTTCTAACTGTCCATTAGATTTTACAGGACAATTATTTGTAAAGTCCCAATTACGTCTTGCGTATTTTATATCTTGTTTTTTATTTGGATATGCTTGTGGTGCAACTGTACCTACGTTTAACGCACCAATTAGTGCCGCACGTTTTGTAGCATCTGTCCAACTATAATACGTATCCCACCAAGTAGGTTTAAACGCATAGCCTAGCATATGCCAAGGTGTTAAATGTGGCGTAGCAGTACCAAACAACGTCATGTATGCACCTTTGTAATGTCCTGGCAGTTTGTTAGTACCAAACTTACCTCCAACACTTAATGAGCTATAATTCCAAGTAAATGTATCGTTAACATCATAATAGTTTTCAGTATTAAACGATGTGTTTTTATTTTGGATAGCCCACTTCTCATAAAATTTTTCTAAATAATTATCAACGGTTGCTAAATCATACCAAGCACTTATATGATGACTTGGCATATAATCAGTAGGGGTTTTATATTTGTCTTTTATAATGCTATCATCTCTGTACATTAAATCTTGTGTAACTAGTCCAGCATATATTCTTTTTTCTAAATCAAACAATGCCGCGTGTACAGGATCAAAGTTAGCACCATTTACGTTTGTAATCTGTCCGTTAATTGTATAAGTAGAACCATCGTGTGTATATAATGTTGATCCAACTACTTGAGGTTGCATACCAAAAGCTAGTCCAAGTTTAACCATACTCTGTGGAACAAAGCATTCGTTATCCATTTGATTGTAAACTACTTTAAGTACTGGACTTGTATTTAAATTATCAAGTGATGCGTATGTAAGTTTTAAATATATAGTATCACCTATAAAATCATAATCAGTATCTTTTAATAATATTCTTTCCACTTGGTTATTGTTACCATCGTTTTCAGTTAGATATACATACAAGTGATCTCTAATATTTTGGTCACCGTGCATATTAAATTTTGTTTTAAAATCATATATTGTAATATTTGATATAGTAAATGTTTCAGTATCGTAGCTGTTACTATAAACCATATTAGAATCAATATAAAGTTCTGAATCTTTTTTATTTCTAATAACTTCATTAATTGCTGATTCAGTTAAAAGTTTTATACTAGAATTATTTGCTCCTATTGAATATAATCTTTTAGCTTGTGCTAAAAATCTTTTTCTAAAAGCATACCATTCGTTAGCTTGTTCGTTAAGTGTTGCAGTTATATTTAAATTTTTATTTGAGTAGTTTATATCATGCATTATACTAATGTCAGGGTGTATAAACATAGTACCACCATAGTATGGAGTATGTACAATACTAGCATAATTATTTTCACCAAACATAGTTCCAGAGTAACCTGGATTGACTACAAGTTTATCTAACCAATGATCAGTAGTTTCACTCATAGTAAATGTTTTAATACATTCATTATTAGCATTATGTTCTAATGTTTCTGGAAAACTAATATTTGTTGTTGGATTAGTTTTATCATTGCTTACCCAGTTAAAGTCAACTAGGTCACCTTTTGTGAAAGCACTCTCATTTATTACAGTACTTGTAGCACCAACAGTTACTAATGAGTTAGAAATTTTGTTACCATTTATTGTTATGTCATAAAATAATCTATCCCAATTTTCTGAGATTGACATTGAAGCTATTTCAGTTGTGTCTGCAAGTATACTAAAGTTATCGCCATCACTACTTGCTCCTGTTACTATTGTAATCTCTGTTCCGTTTCTAGTAATGGTTATAGCAGGTATTGGATTAGAGCCTGGATTTTCAATATCAACTTGCCCAACTTTAAATGTAATTGTGTAACCTGTTAAGTTATTAATTTTAATTGTTTGGTTAACACCCAATAAATGTCTAGTGTTTTTATGTGATTCATTGTAAGTACCGTTGTCGTTACACTTGGCTAATACAAGCATATTGCCTTTAACTATTACATTATATTCTTCAACTGGTCTCCAATTATCAGTACCAACTGGTATAGTTAATGGTGTATCAGCAATAGTAATCTCATATTGCTTTTCTTCTCTAGCACTTGTTAATTCTCCTGACGGTCTGTAAAATGTATGTAAGTTATTTTTAATTTTAATATGATTATAACCTTCTACCATTTTTGAATAGCTTTGATTCTTGGCTACGTCTTTATAACTCTTTTTATATTCTTTAGTTAATAAATAATTTTCAAATTCATATTCAGCACCCTTTGGTGTATCTTTGTAACTTAATATATGTCCAATTTCGGGATCAACAAAAGTACCTGTACCAACTTTATATCCAAAAATCTTTTCTCCAGTAAATCCTGTGCCCAAGATAGTTTCTAATGGAACACCATAGTAGTCATAAAATCTATACAATGGATATTGATTGGTTTTTATTTTTTGTTGAGCTAATGTAATTGTACTATTTGTATAATAAACATCTGCATAGTTCCAATCTGCGTAAGATGTACTTGCTACAGATTCAATATGCATTGTATCGTTTTCAGCCAAAGTTTTTACTACAGTAGGTGTTGTTGAAGTTTTTTTATAAACTTTAGTATCACTGTTATCTATATAAACATAAGTAGAGCCTACAGTCATAAAATCTAAGTTCTCTCCACTAACTACACCATAGTTAACTTTTCCTATACTGTTTGGAGTAATATGTTTTGCGTGATTCCATAAATCTAATCCAACATCATATTCTATAATAGGCCTTTGTGCTATTCTATATTCTTTTAAAATTTCTGTAAAATCGTATGTAGGAATTAGTTCTTGTACTTTATTAATTGTAGCAAAGTTAACCCATCTGTTTGCTCTACTCCAAGCCGTTTGAAATACGTCTGCCCTATCGATAACAATATAATCTTTTGTAGGATAAGAAATATTACCGTAATCCCATTTATCATTATCATCATATTGATCTAGTGCATTAATAAGAGCAAGTTCATCAGCAGTAATACCTGCAACGTTTGCTAGTGTATATACTCCACCACTGAATGTTGCTTCTACTAATTTTTTAATTGAAACATTACCTGTTGTTGCATCTAATTGAGTAATGTATATAGATTCGTTATCGCCTTGGTCTGTGTGTATCCAATCACTATTAAACTTTATTAAGGTTCCTGATAAAAACTGTGTAGGGTTAGATATACCAATAAATTTAAAACCATCAAATATAGGTAACTTATTTGCACTTGTATCATTGTTATATGCATCAATCACTGATTGAGGAGAAAAGTTTCCAGCAATGTAATAAGTATTATCTATATTTGGAGATACTCTTACTACTTCACTTTTATCCCAAGTACCAGGATTATTTGATGAATGTTTAACAACATTTCCATATACCTTAACACCGTTCTCATCTTTATATAATTCTAATTTTGTTTCTGGATTGGTTGCAGTTACTATATAAGTTTTATTTTCTATTTCTGCCGCCCAGCCTGTTCCACTAAATTTTATAATCATACCAACTTGTAATACAAAAGAATTATTATCGTCAGTTAGTTTATATGCTGGTACACTTTGCATTTCAATTAATGGGTTTGATGCAACATTTCCATTGTTAGTATATGTAGTAACATACTTACTTTCATATACTGGCATCTCTTCTACCCATCTATAGTTTTTGTAGTTTAAAAATTTATCAACATTAATAGGTGGACTAAAAGTATGTTTACCTGATGAATACGAAGCATCATAATTATAAGTTTCAAAGTTTTGATTTATTGAATATGCTATATCATCAAATGCAATTTTATTAGTTAATTCGTTATTATCTGAATAAGATACAATAGCAGGTTTTAATTGAGTTTTATTTCTAAGGTTAGTATCAACACTAGGAGTTACATAAGTATCAGTTGATACTGAATGCTTTCCATTTTTACTTCCTATGTAACCATTGACTTGGCCCAGAGGTCCTTTAGAAACCATTTGGTCAAGAGTACTATCTAGCCAACTCTTATTAATGTTTGTTTGAAAAACATTAGGTAAGAAATTACTAGTTTTAATCTTGTTTACCTTATTTGGGCCTGCTTTCTTTTTAGCCATTTATTATGTTCCTGCTCTAATGTTTTCGTCTGTTATATTTTGAATAATGTCAATATCGTTAACACTTACATCTGAAATAATAAGTTCGTCGCTGTTTGGTGTAAATTCAAACATATCACCAAACACACTACCTGCACCTTGCGGTACAATAACAAAACTACTTAACACACCTGCAAGTTTCTTATGCACGTATGCCGCTAGTTCTGTAAAGTAGAATGTTTCTCCAAAGTCCCAATTTGACGCATCAAAGAATTCTTTAATAGCCTCAACGGTTTTGTTTTTTAAATCACTGTCAGTTACATTTGATCCTATAAGTTTAATTACTCTAAATCTTGCCTTTAATGAATCATCTGCGTTTGCACCAAAAAGACATTTGTATCTTACTGGCTTATAAACTATAGTATCACTCATTGCTTTCTTTTCACCTATAGATGCAAACAGTTGACCTAGTTCGTAACTTGTTGGTGGAGCCGGCATATTTGTAACTGTGCCTGCTAACCAATTTTTATATTCTGTGTCGTATGCTGTAGTTAATGCAAATACATCAATAACATTTGTAAAACTTGGATCAACAACCTGATTGTCAGAAGCAATATGCTCCCATTCAAAGTTTAAGTTTTCTTTACCTCTGTAAAAATTATCACCAATAGATATGTTTTCAATTCCTACTGTATTATGAAATACATCTGGATCATCTGGTCTACTATCTGCATTACCATCAATAAGAACTATTCTATAAGTGTTTGTTGCTATTTGATCATAACCATATACATAAAACTTTCCTAGTTTAGAAATGTTATTATTTAAAACACCTAATGCTTGTATACTATCTCGTTTTGATTTTTTAGTAAACGAACTAATTTCATTTTCATTTTGAATGTTACCAAGTTTAACTGCATTACTATTAAAATTAAATCTTAAAGTTCTTAAGTAAATATCATATTGCTGATTAGTATAATTAAAATATATTGACCAACTTTCAGATGATAAACTAAAGTCTGTAGGGAAAGAAGTATTAATACTAAATGTATCTGGTGTAGTATTAACTTCCCAACTCTTATTCACATAATTATATTTTATATTAAATGATTTTTTAGCATCAAGGCAAGTTATAATAATATCTCTTTCTCTGTCGCTAAAGTTTCTTGATAGTGCAGGGTATATAATATCTAATGTACTGTTTGATGGAATTTCAACATCAAGGATAATTGATCCTGTACCATCGTTTTGTACGCCAGTTGGTTCACCAGCATTTGTTCCTGTACCCTCAATACCAAGTCCGTAATTGAATACATCTACTACCTTTGCCCATTTACTACCACTTGTTGTAGTAAACTTAATTAAAGCACCGGGCGTAATATATTGCATATATGTAGATACTGTATTACCTACTCTAACAATAGAATTAGTATTGTCTGTTAGATATCCAGTTTTAACACCACTTACTGTTTGACTTGGACTTTGCCATGTCATACCATCAGTTACATAACTATGTTGTGTTTTTAATCCAATAAATGCATTTCTATATTTTGTGTAATACAAATTAATATACTCATCATTGTTAATAATATCTTTTACAAACTTTTCAAATGTTTGACTTGAGTTATATGTACCACTTGTTGTTGATGTAGATAATTTTTCTTCTTGATATAATTTTGCATCATTTCCTTGTAAGTATAAATTACTATATTCGCCAGTAGGGTCAATAAATTTTGAATATCTACTGTGTCCACTAAATGTTCTGTTTATACTTTTTACTTTTTGTACTCCGCCTGTGTTGTTAGCTAAAATAGTATTGTAGTCTTGAGCAGTAATCATTCTGTCTTGACTTGCATAATTCTTTGGTGCGTTTTCTCTTATACTATCTAACGATTCACTTGAAGTAGCATTTGTTATTGCTTGTTTTAATTGTAAAGTAAACACCGCGTTGTAAGTGTTTCCATCACGTCCTGTATAAGTTAAATTAACTTTTTTGTTAGTTAGATCATCTGGTCTTAATATATAAGATATATTCTCACTTGTTCTATACCAAACTCTAATTGTGCCTTTTGGAATATTACCAAAAGTTCTATCAGGAAATAAAATTGATATTTCATTGTTCTCTCTAGTCTTAACACTAAAGATATCTCTAACACCTGATGCTAAATTATTATAAACTATATTGCTATTAACATCTTTAACCTTTGTCCATTCTTTTATAAGATTTCCTGTTGAACTTATATTTTGTACAAAGCAATCTGTGTTGTTAACATCAACAACATTAATGTCAAGTACATTGCTATCAATAGGATTGTCTATAACAAAATCTTGATATGACAAGTCACCTTGTTTAACACCAAAGAAGAAACCAGTGTTAGCACTATTAATTCCTTTACCATCATTTTTGAAATACATTCCAAAGTTAGAAACTGGGTCTGGAGACTTTTCTTTAAATGTTAAATTAGTATTGTCATAATCACTACTAATAATATTAAATGTTTTAGTAGCACCTGATACTGTTCCATCAACCTCAAATTTAATTTGGTTTGGTGTATTATTTAAATCGTAAAAATCTGTTCTAATGTTATTAAGCACTACACTTTTATTTGGGCTACCATATTGATTACTATTTTGTAGTACTGCATTTATTATAGTAATAAAGTCATCTAAATTATTAACATCGTTAGTAACTTCATATTTAATTTCTGTTCCACCTAAACTTGATCCAGTACTACCAATAACTGCTTCGTTTGTTTTAACACCAACAATTTTCATTTCACCATACGCAGGCACATTACGTCTTGGTGAGTATCCTAAGAATTCAGCTAGTTTGAAAACTGATTCCTGTTTTTCTGCTGTTGTTAAAAAATTGTTTCTTGCATTAAGGTCTACTCTATATGCTAGGTTATGTCCAAATTGAGCTACTACATCAAGTAGTGATATAAATTCTGCTGATTCAATCCAGTCATTATAATTTTCTGGATATGTACTACGGACATAATCAACCATTGCAGTTCTTATTGTATCATAATCAAATGCTTGAAAGTTAGCATTAACATAAGATTCGTAAACTACAGTATAGTCTTCTGCCGCAAATATTTTATTTTGTCTAGTTTGTTGTGCCATATTAAATCTCTGCGTTCTGTTCCCTATCAAACTTAATTTGCAAATCTATTGCCGTTGTAGTAGGTAGGTATGTTAAATTTACATTAACTGTAACATAATGTTCTTCTTGTACAACTCTAACATTTGTATCGTTAATTTGAAAACGAGGATCATAGCTTACTACATTAAAGACTTCTTCTCTTATAGACTCAATAGTATCATCGTCTAACGGTTCAAACACATACAAAGGTAGGTTGCAACCAAACTCTGGGTTGGTCCACTTCTCACCTTTACGTATATGAAAATGGTTTAACAAGTCACGTTTAGCTAGTTCAAGACCAGAAAGCCCCTTACTAGTATAAGCCTGTTCAACTGTTGTATATCCTATAATATCGCTCATACAACTATTTATGCGATTTATTCTGTTAGTAGTTTATGATTGTATAATTAGCTATTAACTTAATTGTTTTACTAATGATCTCTTTCTACTTTCAGAAAGATTTGGTAAAAATCTACTAGTTTCTGCATAATATACGTATTCAGCCTGGGCTTTTTGTATATCAGTTAACTGAAATGTACTATATTCTTTTATTAGCTGTTGAATGCCTTGTTCTTTAATTAACGACCTATCTTTATATTGTCCATAGTCTGCTAACATTATTATTTTTGACTCAGCTTGTCTTTGAGTTCTTTTTGCTCCACCTAGTATCATTGCAGTACACAGGTAGTCCCATTTCTTTTCTTTAATAAAATCTAATATACGAAATTGTCTTTGATCATTTCCTATATAATCAATAGTATTTGTAAACCAGTATAAACTTAATAGTCCATCATATTGACTTTGCGACAACGTATCAATTGGTAAAAGTTTTTTAAATCTTCTTTCTTTATCTTTAAAATATCCTATCCATATAGTATATGACGTGTCTTCAGTTAATCCATTGCTGTTTAAATCTGAAGGTGTAACATTGCTATAACCTATTCTTTCAATTCCATCAATTGTTTTTCTATATCCGTTCCAACCCATGGTTCTAATGATATAGTTTATAACATTGTCACTAGCCTCTAAATTCTTTACTAGTATTTCATCGTTAGCTGTAGTATTATTAATAACAGAAAATAAACTAAAGTCTATTAAGTTCTTTTCGTTTATAACATTTGGAAAGTTAAATGTAGGCATTATGCAGTATTTCCTTTTCCAGATGTAAATGTTTCTTGTGTTCCTTCAACACCTAACCAAGGATGTTTTTCTGGTACTCTACTTGCAGTACTAACTTTAACATTTTGATTTTGTGTTTGATTTTGTATTATTGTTTTTTTAGCTGGCGTAGGTTCTGGACCATTCATATCTATTCTTGCACCTTTAATAATTTGATTACCTGCTACAGTTAAATTATAATTAACATCACTCTGTACATTTAAATCAACTGCACTATAAATATCAATACTACCAACACTTGTTTCTAATTTTAATCCATCACCGCCTGAGCTTTTTATATTAACACCCATTTCTGCCTGCATATTAATACTACCTTTAGCATGAACATTATAGTCACCTTCAGTATGTACACTTACTCCGCCCTTGCTATACACATCAACTCTGCCTTGTTGATCCATTTCAATCCAAGCATCGCCATTCTGTGTTGTAACAAAAATAAAACCTTTAGTGTCTTCAAGTAATACTTGAGCACCACCATGTGTTCTTAATCTAATATTTTTACTATCACCTTTTTCGTCTCCATCGTCCATTGTAAAAGTATGTCCACCACGTGTTGTTATACCAAACACTTTACTTGGACTTTCTCTTCTAGCACTACTCTGACTATGTCCTCTTGTATAATCTAAACT